TTAAGCTCATTTTTCCTCCGCAAGAAACTGTTTAGTAGTAGTTGGTTCTTTAATCTCGATCTTCTTGGGTTTCTTATGCTCAGGAATAATACGCTCCAGAATAATCTGAAGAATTCCGTTTAGCATCTCAGCGCCCTTAATTTCGATGGAATCGTTTAGAGAGAATGTTCGCGTAAAAGCACGAGTGCTGATACCTTTATAAAGATATGGGTTAGTTTCATCGTTATTAGATTTACCTGTAACGATTAACTTATCTTCGACAAACTCAATTTCGATATCAGAACGACCAAAACCAGCTACTGCAAGCTCGATTGCGTACTTATTCTCATCGATTTTCTTGATGTTGTACGGAGGATAATGGGGAATGCTCTTTGTGAAGTCGTCATGAAGTTTTGAAGCTTCATTGAAAACGTGATCAAAGCCAACAAAGAACGAATTGAAGGCGTCCCAATTTTTTGGGACAAAGTATGTCTTAGTCATAAGACCTCCTGTTAAGCAAGGTTAATAAATTGGCAGTTTATACGCTACTGCCAAACGCGCCACCCCGAAGGCATGGCAATCTCAAAATCTATTTATATTACTTTCTTCTTCCGATGTTATATTTAGCGACTAGTTCCCAATCATCTTTCTCTTTATGAGAGATGATCTTGATCTGACTGATAGGAGCCATTAGTTCTGCAATATATTCTGGTCGCACAACCTTGAGTAAACCCCATTGCTCTAATAGAGTAGCAATAGTGTTCCTTCTCGACATATCATCTTCAGAGAAATTAGATGGCTTACCGTCTAACATAAACAACTCTTTAAAATGTACAATATAATACTTTCCCTGCTTATGCAGGATATGACACGATTGATAAAGAGTATTATCTTTCTTCGATGCTACACCAATACGGGTCAATGTTTCTTTTATTTTAAGGAAATCTTCTTGTTCTAAGAGACTCACCTCAACTAGGGAATCAACTACACTCATTTTTTTATCACTCCGCCTTTTTGTAATTTATTTTTTAGCAGATCCAATTCTTCTTTATTTATAATTGATAGGATTTCTGCGGCGCGAGTGTAGTTGCATTGATAATATTGGGTTATAGCTTCAATATCTTTATCTTCGGCTTTTTTAGACCATTTACTAAACCTTTTCTTTTTAGGAATACCATTTAGATAATATTCAAATTGTAGTTTATTGTCTACATGAGCATACTGATTGATTTCATTTGCATATAGAATAGTATCAACAAAATAAGATAATGATTTATTGACCATGAAAGGAGTATATCCCTTCTCTGCCAACTCGTCATTTTCAGTTCCTACCATTAGGTTCTTCTTCGTATCATTGATAGCATTTACGAAGTCGAACGGGTTCATACAAATTCACACTCTGTCATGATCATAGTCAAGCATGCTACAGTATTGATTTCAGGATCAGCAACGAATGCAGCTTTGAACTGATAGTCACCAATGATCAACACCAACTGAGGGATAGATGCAGGTTTAATGTGCTGAATAGCATTGTCGTAGATCTTGCGAAATAAGACATGAGATTCAATATCACTATTCTCGCCTACCCACTTTCGCATGTTGCTAAACGACTTAGCCTTCAGATAACCAAATAGGTTCTTAAAGCTTTCATCGCCTAGATTGGCAAGGATACCACTATCGATCTTACCTGTAGCAGAATAGCGTTGAAGTTCATTTAGTACTCGTCTCCAATCTGGAAAGTACTTGCTAATGACTTCGGCGACTGCACCATCATCATACTGAACCTTTTCAGTGTCAAGGATATGCTTGATGCGCTTCATGAACTGAGAAGCTAACTTAGCTTTCTCATTATTAGGAAGCTTAAAGTCAATGACTGTGCATCGACTATGAAGCGGTTCAATAATCTTGTTCTTGAAGTTACATGTAAGGATAAATCCACAGTTCTTTGAGAACTCTTCCATGAAGTTTCTCAAAGCAGGTTGAGTACTATTTGGATTTAGATAGTCTGCTTCGTCTAAGATAACATACTTTCTTCCACCCATCAAAGACATAGAAGAAGCAAACTGGCTGATATCTACACGAAGAGTATCGATGTTACCATTCATCGATCCATTGATAATCATATAATCGCAATTGAGTTGCTCAAGCATGGCTCGAGCCACAGTGGTTTTACCCACTCCAGCTCGGCCAGTCAAGAGCATATTTGGAATTGTACCTTTATCTACGAATTGCTGGAAAGTATTCTTCAAATCAGTAGGAAGAATGCACTGCTCAATCGTTTTAGGACGATAAAGCTGGGACCACAAAAAATCATCACGAACCATAATATAAAACTCCAATCAATTAAATAACAACAGATTCGTATAAGGTCTGAAATTCCTCCATTTCCATTACTTCTTCAGTAAATGAGTTGTTATGATACACCTTAGCCATCTTACGAAGAATTCGTTTATTCATATTAAACTTTTCAGAGGCATCTGTAATAGCTTCTTTTTGAAACTCCTTCTCAGACTTCACACGAAGCATAGAGTTAGAAAGTTCATCAAGAACACTTTTCAGTGCCTTCTTATCAACATCAATCATTATTAATCCTCGTAGGTAGAAGTAGATTCAGTAGTAATCCAATACTGTACACCATCATCAGACACAAAGTGGCCGATACCCTTAGCGACAAATACGTCATAAGACTTACTCATCATCTTAAGATTGTTGCAAGAGAAGATGATCTTAAACGTCTTACTGGTTTCCTTTACTTCGAGCTCAAACGTATTGTTTGAAGAATTCTTAGAATCCATAGCTCGAAGGAGTAGACGACCATCTTCACCTACAAGAGCAATTTCTGGCAACTGAAGGACACTCGAAGCCCTCATTAGATTTTGAAGATTATCAGCAGTCAAATTAAACTCTACATATGACTCACCTACCTTGATGTCCTTATTCGGAGGAAGGATCATCGTGATAGGATCAGCATAGATAAAGTTTACGCTCTTACGACCATCAGTAACCTTCACATAGTTATCACAAAGAAGGAGTTCTGGATCATCGAACAGAGACAGAACTCCTAGAAAACGATTCAAATCAAAGATGCCAAAGTCCTTTTCAATCGTCTCGTCAATCTGAGCTCGAGCCATTACCGTTTTAATCGGTGAAATGGTCGATAGTACATTACCAGTATTGAACATGATAGACGGATTGATAGAGCTAAAGTTCTTTAGAATCTGAATCGTTTTTGCACTTAGTTTCATAATAAACCTCACTTACCCTTTTTATGTGAATAGCTAGCATCAGCAGTAGCTGCAGCACCGATCGATGCTAGATCTGCAAGAGATCCACCAAAGATGTAAGTACCAACGTGTTGCAACTGCATCCAAGGACAGAACCATACCTGACCGCCCATCTTCTGAACGTTATAACAGAACATGTAGTCTTCTGATAGGTAACGCTTAGAGACTGGATCGATGATACAATCAAAGAATGCCATAATCTCACGACTACCATCAAAGTGTTCAGTACGAACATGATCAGGCTTATAAGAAAGCTCAGGAAATGCTTCTTGATATTTCTCAAACGTACGGCGACGAATCATCATGAATCCAGTACCAATTTCAGATACTTCAACTGGTTCACCAATTGGGATCTGAGCTTGACCAGACTTAGGATTGAACACATAATCACCGACATATTTTTCTAGATTATTTGGATTATCGTCAGCAACACCTTTATCTACGGCGAGCTTAATCTTTTCCCAAGAGATGCACTTCTTAGGATATGGACCACCGATAACGTCGTATGGACTTGCATCATCTTGAATAGCAAGAAGCGCAATAACGTCATTTGGATTGAATCCAATATCACTGTCAATGAACATCAAGTGAGTCGCGCCTGAACGCATAAACTCGTCAGCACAATAGTTGCGTGCTCGAGTAATCAGAGATTCGTTGAATAGGAAGTACAGCTGAAGAGGAATACCGTATTGGGTACAGATAGCTGATAGATCGGCGACTGAACGGGCAAACATGCCTGTGCACTGACCACCATACATGGGCACCGCTAGGAATAGCTTACGCGTTCTTAGAACTTCTACAGGAACTTTTACTTGAAAATTAGACATATTTCACTCCAATGTTATAAGGACATTCATTCAAGACATGATGAAGCATCATTGTACTACACATATTTATATATGTACATCATACCAGTTCAGGTATATTTAAACGCATATCTTTTTCTTTTTGTTCTTGGGAATCTTGGACATACATCTCAATGATTGCATAATGAATGATCTTCATCAAATCCTTTCGATTGTAACCTCCCTTCTTACCGTATCGTTTAGCATACTTCATGATGTTGCCCATACAAAAACCAGTGCCATGACCAGCATCAATAATCATATCAGTCGCCTGATATTTGCCGCTATAGTGTTCGTTATAAGTTGCATCGATATATTTCATTACCGTATCGACAGATTTTTTTTCATTGTATTTGTATTCAATCACGAGAAGAAATCCTCCAATGTTGTTGCCTGCTGTGTATTGTTATATTCTTTACCTTGCCAATGCGGGTAAAACTCTCGAGAAAGATGAACTGACTTAGGCTTTTCCATGAATGAAAAATCTAGTTCACCGTTCTGATTGATCATGTGCTTGGTCCATTCAAAGAGCTTTACATCATCTGTCTGTTGTTTCTTACATTCATCGATGAATATGCCTCTAACTTCATTACGTTCTTTCCATGAACCATAGAATGGAGTACCTTTGTACCAACCAGTCTTAGGAATAGGACGGCTCTCATTCTCAATAGGGAGAGGTTCATATATCTGTGCAGGAATATTGAATTGCTTCACTGCATCGAAGTAATTCTTAACTAGATCTCGAGTAGCTTTATCAGAATTACTTTGACGACAAAGATGATGACGAATATCAATGTTGCCAAAGTAAAATTCTAGTTGCTTAAATTCATACTGATTACTATAGATGAATTTGTCTAGACCTTCTTTGAGAGCTCCAAACAAGGTTTTGAACGGCACTGAGTTGACCATCCATCCGGGTCGATACATGCAGATAGCATGACTATCGCCACATGAGATCTTATCATATGTCCTGATAAGATTAGGATCTACTACTTCTGCGCTATCTTGAATACGCTTCAGATTATCCCAATCAACTTGATACCAACGAGGATCTATGTCTTCTTGTTTATCTTTATCCGTCAGAATACGCATGCGTTCTTGAAGCATTGCATGGTAA